CCAGCGCAACCACATCAAGGCGATGGAGGGCGCTGAGTGCCCGGCTGTCTACGAGGCTATCAACATCCTTCAACGAACAGCCTGGGCCATCAACCAGCCTGTCTTGGATGTATTCCGGGCGGTACTCCACGGGCGGTGGGACTGCGATAATCTCAAGATCCCGGTGTGGGGTGCGGAGGAACTACCCAAGCGTCCCGATGTTGAGAAGGACTCCCCCGTATACGCAGTATGGCGTAGGGAGTTCCGACAGGCTAAGGAGCGGCAGTCCTCCAACCGGACCCGTGCCCTACAATGCGCTCGTATCTCGTTCCTGGCTGAGGTGTACGCTGGCAGCCCCATCTACTTCGTCCACATGCTAGACTTCCGTGGGCGTGCGTACCCTCTCGGCGGTGGACTACAGTACCAGGGGGATGACCGACAGCGGGGTATGCTGCGCTTTGACGCCGGTAAGGAGATCGGGTCTCAACAAGCAGCCGAGTGGTTCCTCATCCACGGTGCTAACTGCTGGGGTGCCGACAAACTGTCCTTCGAGGGGCGTCTGTCCTGGGTTGAGGAGAACACGGACAACATCAAAGCAACCGCCGCTGACCCGCTGTCCTTCCGCTGGTGGGTTGATGCGGATAAGCCCTGGCAGTTCTTGGCTTGGTGCTTCGAGGCAGTTGGTTACTTCCGCGATGGGCTCAAGCACTACAGCTATATCCCCATCGGGATGGACGGGAGTAACAACGGCCTCCAACTGTACTCCCTCCTACTGAAGGATCCTGTGGGTGGAGCCGCCACCAACTGTGTACCTAGCGACAAGCCCCAGGACATCTACATGGAGGTGGCGAACAAGGTCAACAAGAGGCTGGCAGCCATCCGCCATGACCTAGCAGCGGATCCCCAGCATCGAAAGTGGGCTGACCAACTACTCTCCTACTGGCCCGAAGGTCTCCCTCGTGCGGCGGTCAAGCGTCCTGTCATGACCCTACCGTACGGCGCGATGCACCACACCTGTCAGCGGTACCTAGCCTCTTGGTACCACGACGAGGTGCGAGGTAAGCGCCTTAACCCGCCCCCGTTCCCAAACATGGACGCCTACGACGCCATGACCTGGATCGGAAAATTGGTGTGGGAGGAGATCGGTTCGACCGTGATTGCGGCTATGAGTGGAATGAAGTGGCTGCGCGCGGTGTCCGACATATGCGCCACCAAGGGTCGTCCCGTGTCCTGGGTGTCGCCTTCGGGCTTCGCAGTCACGCAGCACTACCAGCAGGGTCGCAGCAAGCACATCGTCTTCACTTTGGACCGCCCTGTCCACATCTTCATTCGCCAAGACACCAAGAAGATTAGCACCAGGAAGCACAGGAATGGGATCGCACCCAATTTTATCCATTCTTTGGACGCTGCGCTGATGGTGGAGACGGTCAACCAAAGTTACGCCAAGGGTGTCGAGAGTTTCATGATGATCCATGACTCATTTGCCACTCATGCTTGCGACGCCCCGGTGATGGCTGACACCCTTCGGCAATGCGCTGTCGAGATGTTTTCGGGGAATCTCCTTGAAGATCTACGCCGACAGCTTACAGATCAAACAGGACTTGAACTCCCGGAGTGCCCACCTCAGGGTACCTTGGATCTTACACTACTGCAACACTCAAAATACTTCTTCGCATGACACGCATCGTCAAACAGAAACTGTACACTCCGACTCTCCGCGTCAAATACATCGGGCTGGCGGCCCCGTACCACTTCAACGAGAAGGATCTTCGTGGATCCTACAGCATTGCGCTAGTCGGAACGCCCGCTGAGATTGATGAGTTCCGCGAGCAGATGGACCAGGTTCACGAGGAACTTGTCTCCGCGATGGTTGCTCAGGAAGGGAAGAAGCTCAAGCGTAATGACCCGTTTAGCCCTATTGTTCCGGAAGAGGACAAGGAGGGTAACGAGACGGGTAACTTCCTTATCAAGTTGAAGCACGCAGCCAAGGGGATTTCTTCAAAGACTGGTAAGGAGTGGGCCATTACCCCGAAGGTCTTTGATGCGAAGGGTACCCCGATTGCTGAGGAGATCATTCCCAAGATCGGCTGGGGCAGCACGGTGAAGTGTTCCTTCGACGCCCGTGCGTATCTTGGTCAGGCTGGTAAGGTGGGCGTCGTGTATGACCTGCGCGCTACCCAACTACTTGTCCCGCAATGGTATGAGGGTGAGCAGACCAATGACTTCGAGGGCAGCCGCGAGGAAGGTTTCACGGTCGCATCGGAAGGCGCGGATTTCTGATGTTGTTCCTGGGGGTTGACCCTGGGATGAGTGGGGGGCTGTCCTGCCTCTTTCCGGATGGTCGGGCTGAGGCGGTTATCATGCCGTGTCATCCCAAAGACGCCAGGAAGAAGTGGGGCAGCCCCCTCGATTTCCATTCGGTCTGTTCCATTGTGAACGCCTGGACGAAGGGCTTTCGCGGGCAGTCACACGCTGTTATCGAGCACGCCCAGGCTATGCCCAAGCAGGGGATCGTCAGCACCTTCAACTATGGAGCGGGGTGGGGCGGCCTACTGTGCGTATTCCAGTCTTTACGAATCCCATACACGTTGGTCCGGCCATCCGTGTGGAAGCGTAAGCTCCTCGGCGACGAGATGACTGTTGGAAAAGCAGGAGCCATCGCGTTCGTTCTTGAGGAGTTCCCGGCTATCAACCTTAAGCGAACACCGCGCTGTACCACGGATCACGATGGGATGGCTGATGCGGTGTGCCTAGCAGCATACGGAAAGAGGCATGACCTTAAAGTCTAAACGTGAGGAATGCCCCAAATGCGGAGCACGGCGGGGCTACAGTACCGATGAACAGGGTAAAGGTTGGTGCTTCGCGTGTAACTCTTCCCCTGGTCCCCTGAAAGACACCGAGCCAGACTTCATGCCTACAGTAGACGAGACTTTCATCACAGACTTCACTTACCAACCGCTTACAGTGCGGGGTATCAGTGAAGCAGCTTGTCGTAGGTACAAGTACGGTGTCTCTAAGTATCATGGGAAGCCGTGCCATGTGGCCAACTGGTTTGATGACACCGGGAAGATCATCGGGCAGAAATACCGCACTGATGGGGCTGAGCAGAAATTCAGCACGGTTGGTAAGGTGGAGGGGCTGTTCGGGAAAACCCTAATGCGAGACGCCGGTAAGCGCGTCTATGTCACTGAGGGGGAGCTGGACTGCCTTGCTGTGTCCGATGCACTGGGTAACAAGTGGCCCGTCGTCAGTGTTCCTCACGGAGCAGGTAGCGCCAAGAAGTGGATCAAGAAGGACCTTGAATGGCTGGAGTCATTCGAGGTCGTAGTTCTTGTATTCGACTCTGACGAGGCTGGGCAGCGGGCTACTGCGGAGTGCCGTGAACTGTTCTCCCCTGGTAAATGTCATGTGGCCGCGTTGGTTCGTAAGGACCCCTGTGACTACCTGATGGCGAATGACCGTGCGTCCCTGGTCGAAGCATTGTGGGGGGCGCAGAAATGGACACCTGCTGGTATCATCAGCGGAGCTAGACTACTGGAAGCCGCGCTCAACCGCACTGTACACAGGGTCGAATGCGGATGGCCGTGGGAGCCGATGAATGTTCTGTGTACTGGTCTCAGGTACCGCGAACTCATCACCATTACCGCGGGTACAGGGATCGGTAAGTCCACGTTTTGTCGTGAACTGGCTGCCCACTTCTTGAAGCACGGAGAGACAGTTGGGTACATCGCACTGGAGGAGTCTCCTCGGACCACAGCCCTTGGAATTTACGGTGTACACGCAGGGTCTAACCTCGTCACCGACTACACACCAGACACACGAAGTATCCGCGAAGCTCACACAGCCTGGGGTGACCGCCTGTACCTCTTCGACCACTTCGGTTCAACAGGCTCCGATGAGCTGCTGTCCCGTGTCCGTTACCTTATTGTCGGACTCGGATGCAAGATTGTGGTTCTTGATCACCTATCCATCGTCGTTAGCGGCCTTGAGATCGACGACGAGCGAAAAGCCATCGACGTCATCATGACTCGCCTCCGCACTCTGGTCGAGGAGACTGGGTGCCTCTTGCTGGTGGTCAGCCACCTCAAGCGCCCACCCGGTAAGGGTCACGAGGAGGGGGAGATGGTTAGCCTCAGCCATCTTCGAGGCTCAGCCGCCATCGCTCAGCTATCGGATATGGTCATCGGTCTGGAGCGAAACCAACAGGATGAGGATGCGGAGGCTCGTCAACAGGTGGCGGTCCGTGTCCTCAAGAACAGATTTAGTGGTCGAACTGGTGTAGCGGGTGTGCTCAGCTACGACAGTGAGACTGGTCGACTTACCCACAACGAGCACAAAGACTTCTAATGTACAAGTTCCCTAAATATGGTGAGCATCTCATTGGATTGGCTGGCTACGCCGGGTCTGGTAAGGACACTGTTGCAGACATCCTTGTGCGATGTGGAAGCAATGGTTTCCCTGTCCAACGATTGGCATTTGCGGATCCGATGCGAGAGATGGTCGCACTCTTCCGAGGTCCATGTGAGCGGCTTCGTTTGGAACAGCCACATCTATATCGACAAGACATGCAAGCGCTTGGTGCCTATTGCCGCGCTAACTTCGGATCCCATTTCTGGATCGACTCTCTTGCGAAACGCTATCGGGCATTGCGTGGAAGAGTGCATGGCGTGGTGGTTGTCATTTCAGATGTGCGCTACACCAATGAACTTGAGTGGATCCGCGAGCAGGGTGGACAACTCTGGTGGGTCCAGCGGGACACCTCCAAACAACTCAACAATCACGAATCTGAACTAGCCTATGACACTCTCCGTAACCAAGCGGACACTATCCTACCGAACAACGGAACCCTCGAAGACCTTGAAGCTGCTATTCGATATCGAGTCGAACGGTCTTCTACATGAGCTAGACCGGATTCATTGTATTGTTACGAAGGATCTAGACGAAGCCGGTACTGATGTTGAGGTGTACCATGATGGACCATTCTTCCCCCGCACAGGATCAATCGCAGAGGGTGTGCGTAAGCTGCAAAGTGCTACCGTACTGGCGGGACACAACATCACAGGCTTCGACATCCCCGCAATTCGCAAAGCTACGGGAGTCGATCTTGCGCCG